TTGCCGATTTCGCGGGGGCAGCCGATGAGGTCAAGCCGCTCGGTGTCGGATGGGTTGTCGCAACGGTCACAGGCTCTTGCGAGCCACAGGATTTCCTCTGCCGTAGGCTCTATGCCGTATCTCGCCCGCAGGTCGTCCAGTTCAGCCTGTAGGCGGGTTGACAGTTTGGGCGCAGTCATAAAAAAACTCCGTTTTTTTTAATTAGGAATTAGGAATTAGAATTTCGATGGCACTCGATTGCATTCGATGGCTGTCGGCAACTGGAAACTGGAAACTTCTCTTCATTCCTAATTCCTAATTCCTAATTCCTAATTCGTTATGTGCGCCAGATGTCGCGTGAGGGTCATGCTGGAGGTGGTGGCGACCGTGTTGCCGTTCGTCCGCGCGTCCGTCGTCAACTGCCACTTGTCCGATACCTCGTACTCGTCCGATTCCGCGTCGCCCGTGAGTTCAACGGCGAGGGTTTCCGAGCCGTCGTAGTTGTCCGCCGCCAAGTGACCGCCCTCATGGTCCATCTCGTCAACGTGGTTTGTGGTGAGCGTGTAGGTGACGGAGCGCGTGTCAATCTCCGCCTGGGTCGTGAGGGCGAAGGCGTTTTCGGGCGTGGTCTCGTCCATCGCGATTTCGCGGGGGCAACCGAAAATGGCTGGCAGTTTGATGGATGCCTTGTACTGTCGGCAGGGCGTGTGCGCGTTGCCGTGGTCGTGCCGATGCCCGTTGAGCGTCAGGATGGGGAACCCCGTGTTCGTGTAGGCGACCGTGAGGGAGTCAATGTGGACCCCGCCGACGACAAGCCCGACGTTCGGGATGGTCAGCAAGCCCGATTCCTTTTTCGCGCCGAAGGTCGCCGTCAATGCGGTCTGCTTGCCGTACCCCTTCCAGCGGATTTCGTCGCCGTGCTGCCCGAGCAAGGACGCGCGTTGCTCCGTGATGTTCGGGTTGCTGCCCGTCTGCGGCTCCCAGTCAGCCAATGCGCCGAACACATTGGTCGGGTCAAAAAATTTACCTGACATATCGCTCCTTTTTCAGTGGTTAGTGATTAGTGGTTAGTGATTAGCGGTCGGCAAACGAGAAAGGATAGAGGGTCGCCTCCGCTAATCACCCGCCACTTCACAGATAGCCGGAGTGTCCGCGATAGAAGAAGTCAGAGAGAAGTCAGAAGTCAGAGGTCAGAAGTAATAGGTAATAAGTAATAGGTAATAGGTAATAAGTACTTCTGACCTCTGACATCTGACTTATTACTTATTACTTATCACTAAACTAATCCCTCTTCTTGTCCCCGGACTGGAACACGATGTCAAAGTCGAGCGTCACGGTGTAGCACGGCACAGGCTCTTGCTCTGGATTGACTGGGATTGCCGTTGGCATGATTGCGCCGACACCGTTCTGCGAGAGCCTGAAATTCAAGACGTTGCCGCCGACCTCAAAGGGCGTGTTCTTGATTGCCCTCATAATGAGTTTCTGGAGTTCCGCCCTGTCCCGGAACCACAACTGCGCCCACGCCCCGAAGTGGAATTTTGTGGCATTACGGGCAAGCACAACGTCGCCGCTCTGAACCGTGCCGATGCCGAACACAAGCACGTCAACCTTGTTCGGGTTGAGACCCCTGTGAGCCTTGACCCCGCGCTCCAGTTTGAGCGCGTTGCACAGCACCTCGAACGCTTTCGTCTCGGCGGTCTCCATGCTACCTTCGTAAAGTGTCGTCTCCTCGGTCGTGTCGGTCATAATGCTCCTTTAGTGTCCAAGTTGCGCAACTACTTTTTTCGCCTCGTGGTTAATGAGTTTAATAATATTGTCCTGATTGTCCTTGATTGCGCGCTCGATGAATTTCTCTCCGACGTATGTCCCGTATGGTTTTGGGTTTTTGTTGTCAGAGCCTATTCCGCGTTTCTCCCAGCCAGGCTTCTGGTATCTCCTGTCGTGTATATATGCTGCGTATTTTCCAGCAGGGCTATTAGCTGCAATAAAAACTTTACCCTCTAAGCCAACGACTGATGTTGAGATTGACTTCATAAGACCTTCTGGGGTCGTCCTCGCCGCATCAGCCTTGCGCCCACGCTTTCTATCGTGCCACTTTCCGTCTTTTCCTTTTCGCTGGAGAATATTAGCGTTTCCTTTTGCCACCCTACTTGCCTCTAACTCCTTGTTTATCTGCGTTTGTGTTGGCGAGATTGGGGCGTTGCTTTTCGCGGAACGTTGGACAACCAGTACTGCGCTCACCAATGCGTTATGCGCGGCTTGCGGCGCGGCGCGTTGCAAGCCCTGCAGCATCTTTGTGATTTTGTCAACACCTCGTATATCGTCCATGTCAATAGCCGGGGTGTCCGCGGGCGATGACCGATTGTTATTGTTTCGGCTTACGCCTGTCGCCGAAGAAATTACCGACAAGGGTCAGGAATGCCACAATCATTGTCGTACACCCGGATACGGGCTTGTCGGCGTAAATGAGGAACGCCCCGATGAGGAGCATGGACAGGCACAGGACGAAGCCGAATATCGAACCCATGAAGCGGAACTTGACGGAGGAGTAGCCAATCCTGTGGATATATTTCTGCTCCTCACTGCTCATACGGAGGATTTCAGCGGCAGAGCCCTTATGATACGCTTCAAAAGAGTCAAGAACCTCGCGCGGCGGGTAAATGCTCTGGCGGAAAGCAATAGCCTTTCCGTCGCTATCCATGATTGCGATGCTTTTCTCCTGTGGGCTCACTTGCGGGTCTCCTCGAATTTGTCACAGGCGTCCGAGAGATATTTGCCGACCGCACCGAAATACTGCGAGATATCAGGCTCACGCGGGACTGGCGGCTCGAATGTGTCCGCGTTCCAGCCCATACGGATGAACGGGAACCTGACAAAGGAGCAAAACCCCTCCGCGAATGCCTGTAATGCGTCCTTGACCGTTTCCGCCCTCATAATCCTCTCCGTAAAAGTAGACCGCCAAAAAATGCGCTTCTTCGAGAGGCGAGGCAGCCGAGATGGGAATACATTATCACGTATTGCCTTATTTAGGCAATACCTTATTTTAACAATTTTAATGTGTTTTGCGCGATTACAACGGCTTTCGTTGTTGCGGTGCGCCGCGCTCGAAGTGTGGGCAGATTGTTTGAGTTTGTTCATACGTCATGTCACAGTCAGACATGATGTGTCCTATTTTTCTTGGTATCCCGTCAGGGTATACTTCGCAACTGCAACCCTCAAACCCAAAATATTTTGGTTTGAACATCCCTTTTGAGGTTTCAACCCATGCCCGACGCTCTTCTTTCGGCTTCTTCCAGCCCTGATATTTTCTGCATTTCCCGCACGGGGATATTTCGCCGACAGGGTTTGTCTCGAACGGTGTGCCAAGCCCATCCCGAACCCACTCCTTTTTGTTCCCTCTTCCTATCTGCACCATGCCCATGCCTACGCCTCCGAAAGAATGATATATAATATACCTTTCCGCTTTTGCTTGTGGCTTTGATGGCTAGACAAGTTTCCATCTCTTGTTCTTGTTGTCGCGGACGAAAATACTGTCCTTGTCTGAATGTTCGGATATGTCGTCAAGCGTCATGGGGTCAACGTAATGAAGGGATTCGCGAATGGCAAACGTGCGCGATGGATTGTTTCCGCTGCCTACTGGCTCTTCTCCGAATATTTGCACATATAGGGCGACGAGTTTGCTAAATGCCTCGTCTGTATATCCAAATTCAAGCATCGGAGGGTCAATTATCCTGTCACCAGCCAATTTTTTTCCCGATTTCTTCATTAAGCCTATTACTCCTTTTCGTGACGGTGTACAATATACTCCATCCCAAGCTGCTTGTAAACACGTTTCCAAATCATGTGGTCAAAAAGTTGCGTCCCTTGCTCTTCTGTTATCCTCCCTTTCCGTTCTCGCTTACGCAGTTCAAACCAAACGTCTGACCTTGCATTGTCGTATGCCTTTTGGATTTCCGCTGGTGATGCCCAACCGTTCTTTCCAGGGCGCATCTCGTAGTCACGCCTCTTTGAACATGCGATGATGCTTCCCATCTTTAATCGGCTTGCCGCTAAAACGTCATCCACGGATAGGCTCGTGGCGAAGCCAGTGCCAAAGTCTGTAGGGTGGTTGTGTAGAAATGTTCTGCCCTCCGTCCCCTCCATGATGAATCTCGCGGGTATCCTTCCCCCGTGCTTACCAGACCGATGTCGTTCTGTAACCTCGCTACCGTCGCTATCGAGCATTACAAACACCTCTTTTTTCTCGTGAATGATGTCATCCCTTGCTGATTGTATTGCCTCTTTTAGCTTTGTTCCGTCGCCTTCGACTTTTGTTTCTATGTCGTCTTTTATCTCCTTTTCAACCTTAATTTTTTCTACATACGGCTTTAAGTCCTCGCGATTGATTAGGTCAAAGACCTCCTCGCCTTTCTTGATTTCATTGCGCAATATGTCCGCAATCTGGTCTGCTGCCGCCTCCCTGTCGTAGCGGACGATGCCCCCTGCGCTGCCGTGGTTCCATCCATCGTCCTCTCCCTTCTTTGTCGGCTGGAAACTGGGCATACCCTCCTTGTTGATTGCCCGTATTTCTTCATCCGAGAAGCTGGCGACGACCTCCGAAGCCCTGTCCGCGCCGACAATGCCCTGCCGCAACTCGCCCTCGAGGTGGTCGCGCATGACTTGCGTTTCCGCCTGTTCGCGCGTCATACCGTCCTCCCGGATGTACCGCTCCGCGTCCATCTCGTCCTTGACGGCATTCATCGCCTCGATATTGTCCATGTCGGCATTCGGCACGGGGAAATCCTTCTGCAACTCCAGTTCGTCCTTGTCCAGAAGCTCGTCAATGTATTCGAGCGTGGTGTGCATACAGTTGGGATGGAACACCCCGGCTTCCTCCGCCTCGTCGCGCGTGGGGTAGTTTTTGGATTCCCCGGCGACCACGATAATGCGCCCTGCCCATGCGGAGCAGATGTCGCACTTCGTCGGGTAGGAGTCTGGGATACGGGCATACTTGAAGCCGTTTTCCGTGAGCGTGTCCACGAAGGCGGCTTGCCATACCCTGCTGGCGTTGGTGCGGACTTGCATCTGGAAGTATTGGGCGTTCTCCCAGGCGCGTCCGCTCCTGTCCACGAAGCGGTAGAGGTTGTTGTTGCCGCTCCGCCTGTGCCAGTCCTCCTGCAACGCCCTGTTGGTCTCGGCGTTCGTCCAGCCCTCGACCGCCGCCTGTCGCGCCACGGCAATGTAGCCCATCCGCAGATTGTTGAGTACGCTGTCCTCCATCCTGTCCGTGAACACCCCCGCAAGCCGCTGTTGGTTGCCGGGGTTGATGAATGCGAAGTAACGCTCCGTCCGCGCAGGGTCGTAAGAAGTCAGAGGTGATAAGTCAGAAGTCATAAGTGTTTTTGACTTTTTACTTCTGACATCTGACATCTGACTTATGGCTTTATTATGCGCGTCCTTGGCAACGTCGGCGGTGAGTTTCTGGAGGTGGGCGGTCATGTCCTCCTGCATCCGCTCCAGCTGCTCTTTGACCGCATCGAAGACACCCTGCCGCGCCTTCGCGTTTGTCGCCACGTTGCCACGCGCAGACATCGCCGCGACCGAGTCCTGCACCCTGCGTATGCCGTTCTTCAGGGCAGCGGCTAGAGCCTCCCCCGTGTCCTTCTGGTAGGCTTTCAGCTTAATGTCAGGCTTGCCGAGCGTGCGCACTAAAAAAAACTCCGTTTTTTTAAGTTTAGAAGTTTAGGAGTCTAAAAATTTAGAAGTTGCAATTTCTCTACTTCTCTACTTTTTAACTTCTCGACTTCTCCTACCCCCTAATCACAATGACCCCTGCGCGTATGCCAAACCAGCGCAACGCCTCTGGGCAGAACTTCGGAGGGCTCTTTGCCTTGTCGGGCTGTGCCTCACTGCTTCCGGTCAAGACAGGCACGTCGCTCCCGCTGCCGTTGCCGACCCCAATCTGCTCCAGAGCGTGTAATGCCTGTTCATAAACGGCGTACTCGTCGCGCCGTTGCTCGCCGTACTGGAAAGGCGGCTCGTTCTCGTCCATCGGTCGCCCAAGCTCGCGTGAAAGGTCACGCTTCGCCTGTTCAATCGCGCCCGTCTGCTGCTCCGGGCTGTACTGCGGCAAGAGTGTGCATTTTGCGTGGCTCCTGAAGTATTGCCCCATTCCTTCGATAGTGATTGGCATAAAAAATCCCGTAGTCGTGTAGTCACGTAGTCGTATAGCCGTTTTGGACTACGTGACTACTGGACTACGTGACTACGGGTTCAAGAAAGAGACGCCTACTTCTTCGGCGGCTTGTCTGCCAGTGCCTTTGCCACCATCGCGTCGTGCGCCTCCGTCAATGCCCTGATTTCGGCTTGCGCGGCTTGGAGGGCTTCGGAGAGCGCGTCGCGCTCGCCTTTCGCCTCCGCAAGTTGCTCCGTCAACGCCCTGATTTCGGCTTGCGCTTTAGCGATGTTCACGATTCCAACCTTGGCAAGTTCCGCCGTGACTGCCGCAACGATGGGAGCAGCCATCTTTTCTGCCTCTGCCGCTTTCGCGGCAGCCTCGCGTTTCAGACGGGCTGCACGAGAGGCGAGCGCAGGGTTGATTTTCGGCGTGGCTTCTGTCTTCGGCGTGGCTTCTGCCTGTTGAGCTTGGTTTGTATCCTGTTCCATGACGTTCCCCTTTCGTTACACGACCTTGCAGAGCAGACGGCAGCAACCGATGAGCTTCTTGTCCCACACGCGCTCCCACGACGCGGCGGCTTTGAGGCTTGCGTCTGTGGGTGTCTTGCGAGCGTCGTATGCGCCCTTGTACTTGATGCCGCGCAGGTGCATGATGCCGCCGATGCGCGAGAAGACCGTGTCGGAGTTCGTCTTCTCGTCGCGCTCGACGGCGAACGGCACGGCGCGGGCAATCGGGTTGTGCGCCAACGCGCCCTGCGCAAAGAGCGTGATGCCGGCAACGCCCGTTGTTTCGTTGAACGGGCATTCGTCGTCAATGATGACCGGGCGACCGTTGTAGTACGGCAGAATGGCTGGCATGTCCTTCGCCGGGGAGACGTAGGAGATGGAGCCAATCTGGTTGAAGTACGTCTCGGCTTGCGAGTGCATTGCGACGGCGGCGAGCTTCCCTTTCGCGTCGCCGAGCAACTGGGCGGCATCGAGCAGCGATGTCTTGTCGCCCATCTCGGTGGAGATGTCCATGACAAGGTCGCCTCCGTTGTCAGCGACGTTGGCGGCGAACACGCCTTCGAGGACGGCGAAGAGAGCGCGTTGCCAGAAGGTTGCGTGAACCTCGCCAATTTGCGTCGCGGCGGATTGCGCGAAGTTGTGGTTCGCGCGTTCCCCGGCGAAGGTCTCCGCGCCGAACGCGAAGTCGCGCAGGATGAACGGCGCGACATCCTGCCCCATCGTTGTGCCGTCCGGCACGACTGGGTTTGCGATGGTACCGGGAAGTTGCGCGGTCGCGTCCCAGCGGCGGACGAAGTTCATGTTGATGGACTGCCCTTCGGCGTAGGTGCCTCCGGCAGCGAGAACGGCTGCGATTACCGCGTCAGGCGCGGCTACCCCAGACTGGATAAAGGCATTCTTCTTTACGGATGCCTCGATGACCGCCTGTTGAAACAGTTGGTTCGTGATGATTTGTGCGAGTGTGAGTGCTGCCATAGCTTGATTCCTTTGTTACGCCTCGGCATCTGCCTCGGCTTTGAGCCTTTTTGCGAGTTCTGGGTTTGTGGTGTCAATCTCGATTTGTTTGTCGAGGCTGAACGATTTCCTGCTGAACGGATTAGATCCGGTGTAGTGACCATTGCCAGCGTTACCGCCCTGAATGCCAGAGCCTCCCTTTCCGCCAGCAAGGATGAGCGCGGGGTTGTCCGTCTTGAACGAGTTCAACACCCCGTCCAGCGCGTCCTTGTTTGTAACGTCCACTTCACCGACAGCCTGTTCAATCATCTGGCTAAACAATTCCGACCTCACACCGTTCGCGGCGACAATCCCGAGTTCTGCGGCGCGGTTTGCAATCGTGTTCTTACGGAGCAAAGCCCTCTCGCGGTTCTCGGTGTCCTCGTGCTTCTTCTTCAACTCGGCGAGTTCTTTCTGGATTGCCCTGACGGTCGCGTCGCTCGACTGCGTTTTGCTCGCCGCCGCCTCTTTCGCTTCCTTCAGTTCCGCTTCAAGTTCCTTGATTCGGCTTACTGCTTCGAGCGTTTTTGCCACCGCGTCCCTCCGAGCCGCCGCCGCCTTGTCATTCTGCACCTTTTCGATGTCGAATTTCTCGGCGAAGTCCTTTTCGGCATCCGTCAAGCTCTCACCTTTGAGAAGTTTGCCAATCACAGCGTTAATGTCCATGTCTAGTCCTCTTTCTTTTTCACAGGCTGACCAGTTTAACGTCCCAGCCGTAAGACGGTTTCACAGATAGCCGGAGTGTCCGCGTCACTGCCCAAAAGGATAGTTTTGGTTGCCGCCCGTGTCCGCGCCCTGCTCGACTTCATCCTTCGCCGCCTCGATGAGGTCTTCGTCGTATTTGCACAGTTCCCCGAACACGCTGATTGCCATCAGCTGCACCATCTTCACCATGCTCGGCGTCAGGTTCGGGAGATTGGCGAAAACGCTTACGGCTTGCGAGAACTTCTCAATGTCCACGATGTTGAAGTCCTGCGGCCATTTCGGTTCATACGTCTCAAACTGCGGGTCAAACCCGACGCTGAAGGCAATCAGTTTCTCCTCAGCCTCCTGCATAATCAGGGCGCGGTTGAGCAGTGTGCTTTCGGTGTCCAGATGGTCAAACTGCTTGGACTCCGCGCTCTGCTGCTGGCGCGACTCCCCCCTGTTAAATAATGCAAGCCCCGCTTGCTCGAAAAGGATAGAACGCTTGCGGCTCAACTCCTCTGGGATAATCTTGCTCATGTCGCTGTTCGGCATGATGTAGCGGCATAAGCCCTTGTCCTCTCCCGTCTCAACGAACGGGAATTCGATGCCCCTGATGAGTTCGCGGATTGCCCTGTAGTCCGGTTTCCCGTTGGTCTGCCCCTTGATTTCGATAATCTCGCCGAGGCTCTCCACCATGGACGCAGGGACGACAAGCTGGGGAAACACGGTCTTGCTCAAATTCTCGTTGTGGAGGCTGTCGAGGTTCATGCACTGCGCCTGAATCATCTCCATGTCGTCAAACCACCAGCCGTCCGCGCTTATCTTGCCGACGAGGACGAACGGGATTTCGGTGTAGTCCAGCAGTTTCACTTGGTCGCGCAAGCCCACTTTCAAAAGGGGGTGGCTTGTATTCAAGCCGTGGGTTTGTGCCGCGCCCTCTGTCCGCTCTGTGACATAGATTCCGTCCGCCCTGCGCTCGAAAAGGGTGCGGAGCGTTATCTCGGACGCTTCTGCTCGCGGGTCTGCGTTGATGTACACCCTCGACTCGACGATAATCCATGCCAGCTTGCCGTCTTCGCCGAAAGACCAGTCCGGGACGGAGAGCGCGTCCCACACGCGCCACACGACGGAATCGCCCATGTCCGTTTTCTCTTGCTCGGTCATCTGGCGCGGATTGCCCTGCTCGTCGTACTGCTGGGCGACTTTCCTGTCCACCTGAATCCAGACCCATTGCGAGGTCGTCAGCCGCTCGTTCACGTCCATCCAGAAATTGTTGATGGAGTCGCCCTTGCCTGTCACGTCCTCCGCCCATTCGACGTTAATCCCGGTACGGTCAGCGTCCGAGGTGAAGAGGTACTGCGTTATCTTGTTCGACACGCGCCCGGCATCGGACACGACAACGGCGCGTTGGACGCGCCCGACCACGCCGCTCTTGTCGCCGTTCCACGAAAGGTCTGTCTCGTTCGGCTGCCGCCACAGCCGTTTTTCAACATACGCCCGCCCGCCGCGGGCGGCAATCTGGTTCAGCGTAATCTGCTCCTGCCGGGCGCGTAGAACCTTGTGCGCCCTCGACATTAGAATGTCCACTGTCTTGCCTGTACCGCTCATGCAGATAGCCCAAGTGTCCGCTACATGAGCAAGTAAGAGCCTTTTTCGTGCGACAGGTCATCTTCAAGGGCGTAGCGCGTGGCGTCAATGGTGTGGTTGTCCTTGTCGGGGTAGTCGTTGATGAAACGCCCGTCCTTTGTCTTTGCCAGCTCGTACATCGAGAACTCGCGCCAAGCGTTCGGGCACCGCTCCGAGTCAATGACGATGGAGTGAAGCCCCTGCAACGCCTTGATGCCCTGGGCGACGCTGTTCGCCCCCTTCTTCGCGCCCTGCACACGGAGATTGAGCAACTGCAATTCGCGTATGCTCTTCGGCTCCGCGCTGTCCGCCGTGATTTTCCTCGCGCCCTCGCCCTTCGCCTTGATTTTGTCGGCTGCCGGCGCGTTGAGCAGCCCAATCTCAAAAACCTCGTCAAAGACGTAAATGGTCTTGCGCGTCTTGTCGTAGTTGAGGCGAACCCAGCAGAACGGGTCAAGCGCATAGCCCCAGTCAAGCCCCTCACGGAGATTTGCGAACGCCTTGATTTCCGCATCCGTGATTTTCCGGCACGTCAGGTTTGTGAATATCGCCCCGCCTGTCCCCGTGACCTTGCCGAGGTATTCGTTCTCGTATGCCAGCGGATTGACTTTGCGGAGCATTTCAGCCTCCACGAAGAACGCCTCGCCCAGCCACTCCCTCGGCACGTCAAGGTATGTCGAGCGGTGCGTGAGCCTGTTCGGGACGCTCTGCGCGAACTCGCTGTTGACCCAACTGCTGGCGGTGTTCGGGGGGTTGAAGCTGTAGAAGTTCCAGAAGTCCTCGCCGCCGCGCATGGTGGACTGCAGCACCTTCCGAACCTCGCCCATGCCGTCAAACTGGTCAAGCTCCTCAAACCACGTCACGCCGATGTACCCGAACGGCATCTTGATGGACTTCGCCTTGTTCGGGTCGTCCATGCCCCTGAAAGAAACCCTTTGACCTGTCGGCTTGTACACCAGCATCAAAGGGGACAGCCTGACCTTCCAGAAGTCGGAAACGCCGAGGATATTGATTGCCCAAATCATCTGGTTGAACACCGAGTCTTTCAGCGACTCCTTCGTTTTCCGGAATGCGACCGCATGGATGTTCCTGTTGCGCATCACCAGCAATACTGTGGCTATTGATATAAATGATGACTTTGTGCTTCCCCTTCCCCCGCCAAGCATGAAGTGCTTGTGGCTTTTCGCCCTTACCGCTGACCACGCCTTATGGAACGGCTTGGCAATCAGGCTTCCGAGTCTGATGCCTCGCATACCACCTCCGCATCCGTGATGTCGTCAATTATCCTCGGCGGCTCTGCGTCCCTAGCGATTCCGAGGTCAATCCTGTTGCCGTACCCCCTCTCACGTCCCTTGTTGTTCAGGTAGAAGCGTATCATGTCCTTGTCGCCATTGCTGATGTACTTGATGACCTGCGCCTCTGCCATATCAAGCACTTTCTCGACGATGCCCTGCTGTATCTTTTTGAGTTTCGCGCTCTTGGATATGCGCCTCGCCACCGCGTGCCTGTCCAGCCCGACCAGTTCAGCCGCACGGTAGATTATCCCTGCGCTTTTCACGAGCGCGTCCGCCACCATGTCGTCCGTCACGCCCCTCCACGGTCTTGAGCCGTCCTTTTCGCTTTGAGCGGCATCATTGGAATGTTTGCAGCCCCCTTTTGAAAGGGGGTGGCGGTATTCCGCCGGGGGTTTGTTCTCATCAGGCATTGTTGACCATCCTCCGAAGGAACCCGAGTTCGGGGTGCCCGCCAACCATCAAACGAAGCATCTTACAGGCGGTTGACTTGCCGATACCGACGCGACGGGCGTACCCGCGCAGTGACTCACCGCGCATAAGCCCCATGAATAGGCTCAGCTGCCCCTCGTCGAGGCTCATGATTACCGCCAGCATCTTGCGCACGGAGTCCTCGCAGCAAGGCTCCACAGCCAGCCGAGAGCCGTGTTCGACGCGCAGCCCCTCCGTCGCTGCGATGTTCTCCCCGTACCCCCCGTCGAGCGAGACGAAGGTCTTGCCGGAGTTCTGCGGCGTGGACAGGGTGTCCCGGCACTTGAAACACATCTCCGAACGCTTCCCGTTGTATGGACACTTATGGCACTGCATTTGAGTTTCCAGTTTCCAGTTTTTAGTAACTAGTAACTAGTTTCGATTGCCCCCGACGGCCATCGACGGCCATCGACATCCCTAATTACGCTCATTTCCGCTTGTCCCCCCCCTTCATCTCGACATGGACGCACATCTGGCTCAAACGCGAGAACACGCGCTCCTTGTACCGCTCCAGAATCGCGTCCATAGTCAGGTTCGTCGTGATAATCGTCTTTCCGCGCCTTTTGGTCATATCCGCGCCGCTGGCGACCCAGTATTGCCAGTCCCTGTGCCGTTTGATGATGAACTCGCCCAGCGGGTCAATGATGATGCCGTAGTCGCTCCTCGGCGTGTCCGCCCCGAGGTCGTCCAGAATAACGTCCCTGTCCCATCCGTCCGGCTGCCGCTCCTTGATGTCCTCGATTACGCCGTCCACGGACCACCGCTCGGCGCAGTACACCGCCCAGGCGTTCGGGTATATCGCCTTCGCGGCAACCGTCTTGCCGCACCCGAACGCGCCGCTGATAACCAGCCCCTTGACCCCCCCGGTCTCCAGCCACGCGCTGTAGAGCCGCCTGTAGTCGTCCCCGGCGATTTCAGCCGAGAACCCAGCCCTAGACATCATCGCCCCGAAACTCACGCTATTGGCTCGCGCCTTGTCCTCTGGCGAGGGCGATGGGGTCCGGGAGTTTGCTTGCGTCGTCAAACCTGCCGTCTCCGCTGTTCCCTGCGACGTGCCTTGGGTCAATCCAGTTGTCAGGGCGTTTCCCGCCTGTGTGAATGCGTTGTCCATGTCCGCCACCTCCTTTTGAAAACTCCTGTTCCCTCCTGCACCAGTTGCGGTATGCCGCCTGCCAGTCCTTCATCTTATTTTTTCCGACCATCCAGCCGTTCGACTCGTAGTGGTTCAAGAAATTGTCTGCGTTGTCAGTTAGGTTCTCCGATTTGGAAAAAGAAATGATTTCCTGTTTCGTCGGGCGAGAGATGGCGCACCTTGTGCGCCCGGAGGATGCATCCTCCTCTCTCTCTCCTATTTCTTCCTTCTTCTTTCTTCCTTCTTCTTTCTTAGGTAGCGCAGTGATATCTGGAGTGGTATCTGGAGTGGTATCTGGAGTGGTATAATTTTTTTGTGTCCGTTCCCATCTCTTTAACACATTGTTCCTTTGTCTTTCGCATATTTCCATAGACTTTTGCATTGATGAAACCATAGTCTTAAACGCCCCGAAAACAATTGAGCCGTCGTCTTTTGGCATCTTGTTTTCAAACTGATATTCAACGCACCAAAGCACAAACATCGCTCTCTTTTTCTCTGGGAGTTTTGAAATAAAATCATCCCACTTGTCTTTCCAAATTGCCGCATAACTAGCTCTCATTTTTGTTTTCCCCTTCTCCATAAACGATAAAAACCGTACTCAATACTCCTGTCCTCTTCTGGCTCCATTCCAGAAATCTGATATTCGACAATCCAATCTACAAGCCTTCCTATCCTTTTTTCTGGAAGCCGTACTATTGCCTTCCACGTTTCATCATCAATGACGGCATACCTGCCGCTTCTCGTAATCATCCCTAACCCTCCTTTGCTCCTTGCATGTGAAAAATTGTGGACAGCCGCAAGCCTGCGCCCCTGCGGACTGGCTTGCGGTATTGTGTGCTTCTGCTTTTGTCTAAACGACTTTCCGTAGGATGCCGTTTATCTCGTCCAGCTTCTCCTTCTGACCTGCCACCATCGGCAGAAAGGCAGCCATCGTGAACAGCAGCCCGAGCGTGTACGCTAGGCTCTGCTTGGTGTATGGCGGCTTGTCCTTGATTTCGGCGTTCATAGCAAGCTCCGACAGGAGCATGAGGTCGTCCGTGTAGAACAGGAACTCGACCGTCCCGTCCCCGACTTTTGTGATGCGCATAGGCTCTATTCCTTTCCGCTTGCATGCGCAAATCAATCCACGGCGGTGAGTCCGTTACAAAGAAAGAAGAGTCGCATGCCTCCTCACCAGAGTCGAGAATAGAGCTCGACTGCGCCCGAAAGCGCGAAGCAATGCGACTCTTTGAAAAGATTCGCTGATTACAAAAAACCCTATTCTGTAAACTCTGGTGAGAAGTTATACATTCACTATACACTAAACCGTTCGTCATGTCAACCCCCCTAGTAATCCAGACACGCCGAGCAACTCCAGCGTCTCGCCGTCAATCCCAGTAAACGCATCCGCCCCGGCAATCTCTTCGACACGGATGTGGATTCCAGACCGTTCCCCCCAGAACTTGCGAACCCTGCCATCCGCAACGAGCGAGTCGTCTGTCCAAAATTGCAGTTTTGTCATGGTGTCGCAGAGTGTCTTGGAGAGGTTGTCGAAGTCTGGCTTTACTGTCATCGGCACGAGCAGACGGTTACGGGTTTTCTGTGAGTCCGTCTTGCGGAACGGGTACACGAAAATGACCGACAGCCGAACCGCCGCCTTGAACGGCTCTACTGGGACATGGCTGATTAGCAGTGACATGAAATCCTGTTCCGCCTCCGCAAGTCCTTTTTTTTTCACGAACATCACGCGCCCAGTCCGCTTGTCGCAAAACACTTTCTTTTGCTGGAACGTCGTTTTTGGCGGTACGCACCGCACAAAGAACTCAACACTTTTTTGACTCACATTTCACCTCCCCCTGTGCTGCCGAGAACGGAAAAGAATTGAGTGGCATAACTCTTCTCCTTAAAATTCCCCCTTACCGCCGACGTTACCATGGAAGCCATCTGCTTTCCAACGCCCCTTGACTTCATGCAGAAGTGTTGTGCCTCGCACACGACGTAAACCCCACCTGCGCCGAGTACGTCCATGATGCAGTCGGCAATCTGCGAGGTCATGCGCTCTTGGATTTGAAGCCGACGCGCAAAGCAGTCCACCAGACGGGCGAGTTTTGAAATGCCGACGACATTTCCGTTCGGGATGTAGGCGATTGACACGCTCCCGTAGAACGGCAAAAAGTGGTGTTCGCACGTTGAATAGAACTCGCAGTTTTTCAGCACGACCATTTCGTGACAAGCCCCCTCCGTAAAGCACTTCAATATCTTTGCTGGGTCTTGACAGTATCCCTCAAAGATATGGTTGTAACTCTTCGCCATTCGCAACGGCGTTTCCAACAGCCCCTCGCGCTCTGGGTTCTCTCCCATCAACTTCAACACCTCTTTGAAGTGAAAAATCATCTGCTCGGTTTTCGTATTCATTTGACTCCTATCAGTTTGTGAATTTGCACGGAAAGCCGAAACTCTGGATGCGCGGTGACAAACTCGATGCACTCTTTCACGCTTGTCGTTGTCCCGTAGTCAATCGGCTGGATTGATATAGTCCCGTTAAATCCTGCAAACCGAAGTGGGTTTACTTCTGACGGGAAAAGGATTTTAATCTCGTTGGCAAAGTCTATCGCGAATGTGCCGTCTCGCTCTCGCTTCGGACTTGAAGTGACCCATTCAATCCACGGCGGCGGCTTAATTGGGATGGACGAGTTCGTCTCAATCCTTCTGGTTCTTCCGTTGCAAAGTTCGTCCTCATATCGGAGTTGCATCATCGGCTCTCCGCCAGTGAAAACCACTGGCACGGAATCGTTGCCAGCAATCCGATTGACCTCACTCGTAATGTCCTCGCCAGTCATTTCGGTAAAATCCTCATGCTTCGTGTCGCAAAACTCGCAGTTCAAATTGCAACCAGACAGGCGGACAAAAACCACGACCTGACCAGCATGGACACCCTCGCCCTGTATGGACTTGAAAATCTCGTTGACTTTATACTTCATAAGTTGCCTCGTTGCTCTCGCTTTCAATCTCAGCATCATCGTCAAGAGCCTGTACGATTTTCTCGCAAGCAATCAGCGGCGACGCGACAATTTTTAACAACGTGCTAAACATGGTTCGCCTCCCAACCCAGCCCGCGCTTGGCGTAGAGCGAGTCCCATGTCCACTCAAACGAGCCGATGTGCTCAAAACCCTCTTCCCATGCGTCTTCAGGCGTGATGTCTTGAAGACGCTGGGCGCGGACGCCCGTCACCTCCAGCGTGATGCGGCTCGCCCAGCGCGGCATATGGATGGACGGTCGCCACTTGTTGCCGAGGCACATTTCAAGCGGTGTCGCGTGAACGTCGTCGGCTTTGTAAATCGCCCCGCGTCCCATTGCTCCGACAAAGGGTGCGAACGTCTCGCGCACCCAGAACCTGTCTCCGACGGCGTAGGGCGGCTTGATGCGCTTCAAGTGCAGACCGACGTTAAGGCTGAAAAGCGGGTCGCCCATGCACTCCTCAATGAGCCTCACCGTTTCAGGCTTCGCCACCCTCCGCGTCTTGGTCTTGCGTCCCTCCAAGATTGCGCGAACCATCGGAGTGCTAAAAAGTATCGGATGCTCTTTCATGGTCATGTCCTTTCTTTTGTTCACGCAGCCCCCATTCCGGCGAACGCGCTTTTAACAATCTCCCTCGCCGTCATCACCAATATACTTAATACGTTGTAAAGTCATGTCAGCCTCCTCATCGTCTCCCTCGTATCCCCGCGCACGGCGAAGCTATCAAGCTCGCGCTCGACCGAAGCCAGCTTTCGACCGCTTGCCAATGAAGCCAGTTTAGCCAGCCTCCCGATTTGAACGTTGCAGCACGACAGGAAATCATCCTGACTCACGCCGAGCGTCTCGCAGTGCGCCCAGAGCCTCTGGATGTCCTCGAACTTCCTGTTGCCTGAAGTCTGCTTAATCTGCCATGCGGCACTTCCGTCCGCATCCTCGAGCGTCCACGACTCCATGCCGTTGCCGTCAACGGAATGGTCTCCACGCGCCTTGATGACCTCCTCGGCATTCTCCTTGAAGCGTTTGACCAGCCGCTCGAACTCGCTCACCAGAACGAGCGCGGACGGGATGCGCGACGGGTCGGCAAGCATCTCCTCGCGCGTCGAGAGCAGCGTCGGTATTGACGACGGCGCGACAGCCTCCGCCATCAGCCTCGTCGCCCTGCAAGGGTAGTGCCTGCAGTATCGGCAGTAATCGTTGGCGCACTGGTCGCCGTCCTTCCGCCCCGCAACGCCATCGAGGACGCGCTCGACGATTTCGATGCATTTCCCGAGCGGAACGTTATTTACGTCAATCTTCTTGACCGCCCCGTGAAGCGTGACAAGCCCACAGTTCGTATTCTCGTCAGAGATTCCAAGCTCGCAAGCCAGCCCGTAGGCATAGCCAGCAAGCTGTTCAAAGTAACTCCTCTGACCATTCCCGAACGTCTTGAAATCAACGACGACGATTGCCCCGTCAGCCAACCCCCCGTAGTCAAGCGTCCCGAACACCCCGTTGACGCATCCGAGCGGAGACTTCAGCGTGACGCGCTTCTCTACGAACTGAATGCCGCCGAGCCCTTCCGGCAACGCTTCGTTCAGCGCGTCGCGCGCCCACATCACCGTGGCGTAGTGCGGCGAATCCTTCAGCCCCTCCACGCTCGGCCAGCAGCGCACCAGCCCCTCCAGAAGCCTATGCGCTTTGCTTCCTTCGGCGGCATCTTCACTCGGTCTGTCGCCCCCCTCGTACCACGGGCATTGCGCCAGCGCAGGGAAGCGGCTCATGCCGTAAGGATGATGCTTCTCTTGTCCATTATCAATTTTCAATTGTCCATTATCCATTGCGAAAAACCTCCTCGCATTTCTCGTATTCGCAACGGTCGCAGATATCGCCGTCGCACTCTTGGCATGGGCATCCTCCGCTCTGGCAGCGACCGCCGAGATGGTCGCAGAGCGGATATTCAGTCCGCCAGTCGCAACCGTTGCAAGCCGACCCCTTCGCGTCGCAAAAGTCGCCCCGATGCGTGTCGCACACAAAGGGGCATCCTGTCGCCTCAATCCTTGACATACGCCTCCACGACGCGCGTCTCGCCACTCTTCGGGTCTTTCGCGTTAATGACCATCACGAACTTCACGCCGCCGTGCATGACGGAGTAATGGTCATATACGTCTACTCGCTTGACGAACGCCTCCCGCCCAGCGAATTCCTCCCTGAACGCCCGCTCCGAGAGCAGCACCTCAGTCCTCCTCCTGTCATAGGCAAGGTTGATGACCTCCGGACACTGATTAAGAGCCTGGGGTATCCCCGTGATGAATTTCCAGTTCATATGACATCCTCCGTGTCATTGTCGCCGATTTCCGATTCGCCTTGAGATTCTTCGTCCGCCGACATTGAAGTCGGCGATATAGGAACTTCCGAAGACTTTCCGCTTCTGTTCAACAGGCTTGTGGACGTAGGCTTGCGCTCCGTCGCGTCCGGCATCCTGAAGTGTTCGTTAGGCTTCGCGATTCCGTCCTTGATGGAGTTGTACACGCGGACGAGCCTCGCCATCATTGCCGGGGTGATAGCCTCGATGCTCCGTTGCGTGTACTCCTCAAGTTGCGCCTTCGTCACGCCGAAGTCCTTGAACTTGTCCACCATTGCCTTGACGCGCTCCGGCGTGACGGCGTTCTTGCTTGCGGCAAGCGTGGTGTCGCACTGCCTCACAGCCATCTCGGTGATGTCGCCCGGTATCACTGAGAGGATACATGCGCGTACCCTACGCATACCATTGTTGGCGACAAGCTCGTAGATGTCGCGCGGGTCGGTCAGCCGCTCCTGCCCCTTCCTCGTGTGCCTGATGTGCGAGACCTGAAAAACCTTGTTCACCCTCGCGTTCGTCTCCAAGTCCCAGGCGTATGCCTCGACCTTGCTCTCACCGTTCCGCTGCTCCAACTCGCGCACACCGAAGCTGATGTTGCCCCAGCACTGCGCGATAGTCTCGGCGAGGCGGATGGATGGTCCGCTGATGTCTGTCCCCCCCCTTGCGTATGTGTACGTCGCCGTCTCCGCAAGCGACTCCCTCGTGCAAGCCTTCATAATCTTGTCAACCGCCGAAACCTCGTCCCTCGGGAACTGCCGCGCCATGAAGATTTGCGCCTGAACCTCGGCAATCTCCCGCTGTGCCGCGACCTCGGCGACCGCGTTGTTCTCCCCGCGTTGCTGAATCGCCATTGCGCCTGTCTTTGCAATATCGTTCATTCCGCACCCCCTTCCTGCCCGTCGTCCATCGGCAATTCGGACAATTCCTGCTCGGTCATCCTGCGTGTCTCGACGACCTCGCCCGTGTCGTTGCGGATGACCGACACCGTCTCTGCCTCGTAATCCTTCACCACCCCGACCGACACGTCGCGGTGTTCAAACTTCAGCCCGATAAGCGAACCGTTCTTTTGGACGATTGCCTCCTGCTCGGCGCCCTTCGCCTTGTAGATCGCCTTGACCGCCTCCATCTCATCCTCCAGCCGCCCCAGCATCGTGTTGGCATCCGCCATCCGCTGTCCGCACTCCAGAAGCTCCTCATCCGTCAAGATGCACTTCAACTGCATTACCACCTTCTTCACCACCGTAGGCTTCACAGCCCTCTCCGCCGCCGGCGCGTCCACTGCGCCACCGCCGTGATTCTTACTCTTACTCATTCCTATCCGTCCTTTCTCTAAACCAGCCGACCCGATGTCGGCTGGAAATCAACATTAAACCGGGTCTAAAACGCACTTCAGAAACAATGCCGTCAGGAAAAAGACCGCCACGAAAGCGAAATCTACCAATACGTCAACGCAACCGTTCCCATTGTCACTGCTCATCGCCCCTGCTCCTTTTCCCTCCGCTCGGTCTCGCATGGTTGAACCCAGTGGCGTAACTGTCATAAAACGCCTTGAAATCACGAGGCAGTATCCGCCAACTGTTCCCGCCGAACTTCCTGCCCTTGATGATTCCGGTATTCAGATACTCCCTGATGACGAACCTCACAGGCTTGCCGATGATCTCGGCAATGTCCCTCGCCGTCATCATCTTCTCGAACCCCTTGACTGCCGTTACCGTGAAAGCCACTGCCCGTCCTCCAATGCTATGCCGTCGCGTCATTTTCTCTTCTCCCCTCAATAGCCTTTCGCGCTTTTCGCATTGTTCGCATATACCGTTGTCGGCTATTTGTCTGCATTTGGAACATCTGTTATAGCCCTCATCGTCTATGTACGATTTGCGTTTCTCATCTGATTTCCAAGTAAACAATCCCATAACCCCGTCCTCCAATGCTATGTCGTCGCGCTTTTGTACGCCTCGGACATCCTGTGCCGAATCTCGGCGGAAACGTTCCGCCCGTTCCTCTTCCCGTTCTCCCTGATGCGCCTCTTCTCCTCGGCGGTCATCTGTATGCCGACAGTGACCATCACCGGGTTTTCCGCGCCCTTTTTCCTCGCATCGCCCTTCATCTCGCCTCCTTATCGTATGCCGTCAGGTTCAGGCACAATTTACACTTGCCGTCTTTCGGGCTGTCCCAGTGCGCCAGCCCGAACGCCAGCACCGCGTTGACCATCTGCTGCGTCGTGCGCCTGTGCGCCGGGGCAATCCGCGCGACAATCTCGTACAGCCTCCGCTCGACGTACTGGGCGATGTACGCCCCGTCGCGCCTCGCCCTCGTGCGCTTGCCCTGCTCCTTGCGCCTGTCTGCGGCCTTCTTGGTTGTCATGCCATGTCACCTGTTAGGCGGTCGCCGTGGTCTCATTTCCGTTGATGAACTGGAGTATCAGCCAGCGCATCTGACCGCTCGCAGTCCGCCCATCCAGCCGTGACTTTTCGTGCAACAGTTTTTTCTCCGCCCTGCTGAGGCGGATGGTGATGCACGTGTCCTCGGCCGTGGTCTTGATTCTGTTCTTCCTCACGTTTCCTCCTTTGTTGCCTTTCATTCCTGCACTCCTTTCATTTCCGATTCAAATTTGTCAAGACTTTCGCGCAGAGCCATCACCCAGTTTGTTCTCCATTTGCAACGATTGACTTCTTCTTCGTATAGTTCTCGGCTAGAAACCACATCACGCTCCGCCGATTTAAGCAGTTGCAAGAAGGTAACCTGACTGGGTTTTTGGTTTAGAAAACATCTTTGGTCACTGATTGAACTGCGAACCTGTTCTATCATAAAGTTTTTGAGTGGTATTAGTTCTTCGGGCGGTTCCCACAGTAATACTTCACCAAGAACACATGAAAGTCGGCTGATTGTTTCGTTGTCTTTTCTCGCGGAATCTTTAGCTTTCCTCTCGTTTTCTGAGTTTATTCTATTAACCATCTCGTTCTGTTGCTCTTCGCTCATCGCCTGAAGTTCTTTAAGGCTGTCTTCAGCCTCGTCAAGCGACCTTCGGAATGACGGGTCCGCAACGAATTCACTAGGGATTGATTCTCCATCTCCGCCCATATCTCTCATGCACGCCATCGGACCCATTGCTCTTGCACAATCGAGCGCGAACTCGCGAAGCGAGACATCGCGCCTTGCAATCTTGTATGTGTATCCAGTCATTAACCTTCTCCTTTCTTTTCACTTTCCCCCTAAACCGCCCTCAGGAACTTCTCCGCCTGACCTGACTCCACGAGGTTCTCCAGTATGACGCTCACCGTCTTGCGCAGGCTCCTGCGCTCCCGCTCCGCGATTCCCGCCAGCGTCCTGTGCGTCCCGCCGCACACGTCCGCGTACAGCTTCACCGCGTCCCTCTTCTTCTTGACTGCCTTCTTCATTCCTGCGCTCCTTTCATTTAACCGAACAGAATCTTTCTATGTTTATCGCCATGCTTTTTGTACTTGTTTATTAATCTGACTATTTTTTTTGTCATATCTACGCCAAAATATTCTGGAAGCCAACATCCTGCAAAATTAATCTCTGCTATGATGCAATCATCTCGCACATGTGCAACTCTGTAAACATCACCGCCTTTAACAAACTTGTCACCTGCTTTTATCTTCGCTTCGCGATATTCCACCCTTTTGGAAGACACGCCTTGAGCCTCAATCTCGATTGAGACCACTCCATTGAAACGATAAGTTTCCCCGTCAACGTGTATCCCGTCATTGTCTACTCGTATCGTCATAACCCCGTCCTTTCTCTTGACTTATTCCCGATTCGGATTACAATAATCCTTTTTTGGTTTAAGTTGGGACAACATTAACACATTATTTGTGTTATGTCAACACAGAAAGTAGGTTTTTTTATGGAGAAAAGTTTTAAGGCAAGATTAAAGGCGTTAAGAGGCTCAAAATCACAAGCTGAAGCAGCTAAACTTGTTGGTATTTACCAGCAAAAATGGCAGAGGCTAGAGCATGGAGACACAGAACCAGACATAAAACTTATATTAGATTTATGTGAAAAGTTTGCTTGCTCTTCTGATTATCTTCTTGGTCTAAGTGAAACAAAAGACACAAAAAACGAGTCTGTTTTACAACAGAAACTTAATATAGCGAAGAATGCTTTTTCCAAGTTGACAGATGTTGTTAAAGAGTTAGAAGGTGCATTATAGATACACGTTTAATGTGTTTTCATTACCCTTTCTTGTGTTAATAAACACATCCGCATAAATTTATATAAATGAATTTTCAATGTGGATTGTTGAATCATTGAAAATCATAATGAAAACGGAGGTAAATGAGTGGCTAAGAATGAGCAAACATCAAAACGGGTTGCGTCAACAGCGGCAAAACTGTTAAGCAGCAAGAGTACACCAGCAAAGGTTAAAAGTGTTGCCGCATCTGCGCTGACACAAGCCCCAGACAGAGGCAAAAAGAGGAAGTAAACTTAAACAACCGCATCACGCACTTTTGTATGCGTGATGCGGTTAGTCTCTATCGAGAAAATGGATGTGTCGCTATGGGATACTTTACAAATAAATTGTTTATCAAAAAATTATCGCTCAGTAGCAATGAGGACGGCATTATTATCATTGCTGATGAATATCGGAGTATGATGTGCGATATGTCACTTAAAAAACATCAAGTAGTAGATGCTCATTCGGTTATTCTTAATTTTATAATATCGCGCGGAATAGATATTGACCAATCGGCTTTTAATACAATCTATTTTAACACCAATAAATCACTAAAAATTCTTACTACAATAAAAGACAAAATTGAGAACCGCAGGCTTCAAGAAAGGTTTGATGTTAACTGCGAAAGATTTAGATATTATTTTTCTGGAACGCTTACATATGAATTTAGTGACTCAGATTACGACAGAATACAACAGCTTATTGCTGAAATTAGAAGAGAAATAAAAAAATCAAAAGTTATAACAGACGACCATAAAAGTCGTTTGCTGCGCAGACTTGAGGCTATGCAGAATGAATTACACAAGACAATTTCTGATGTAGACAGGTTCTGGGGATTCATTGCTGAACTTACCTTAACTGCTTATAAGTTTGGGAAAAATATAAATCCTATTATTGAAAAAGCAAAAGAGCTTGCTGTCATTATATATGTGGCGATTAAAGTATTAAATGGATTTTCGCAAATTCCATCGGCTAATAGTCTGTTCGGTTTGTCAAAGTCGAATAGTAGCCATTCTGAAACACAGGAGTTCTCGCCAAATGACCCAACGGATGACAAGTGAACCACTTCCATTGACAGAAAAAATGGAGGTGGCTTTATGAGTTGTATAAACTGGCAAGAACCAATATCTGACTACGCTACATTTATTCCTAATATAGTTGCCATTATTATTTCATTGATTGCTGGATTTTTCTCAATAATAAGCACAATAATGGTCATCAAATCTAACAAAAATATATCCACAAAAGAAACCGCACGCTCTGTAGTACTAAACAGATATTCCCTTGTTGATTCGCGCCGTATTTCCGCTGCCGAAACAATAGCATCGGAGATTGGATGGATTGCCAGAGCTTCCGAGCCAACAACAAATTTGTTTATGCGCTTAGATTTTAATAGAACGTTTGATTGTGTCTCTAAACGCCAATCATTAATGCCAGATTTTTTCAAGACCATGTTTAACAGTAAAGATATAGAAGAAGAAATGGAGAAAAGAAATGCAAATATTGATTGGACTATGCCATTCATAAAGCAAAGGATTTGGAGTTTTATTAGCCTTTACAGACTGTTAATCGGTTTTAATTACATGAAATTATCGTGTCTACAAAACCCATTGATTCCAAACGCAAAAGAAACACTTGCAAACTATAAAGAGCATAATATAAAGAATAGCATTAAATCCGCATTTCCTGATAGTTGGCGGAAATTATATGATTCGACATATAATGAAAAATTTGACGCATCTAGCATTTTAATTGAGCGTCTAGAAAGCATTATAAAATCCAATTTGCACAAAATTATAAATGATAATGATATTTATAAAGAGATTGCTGAACAAATTGCGACACAAGAATACTATTTGAATAATATACAAACAGAATATACTGATGATTTTATTAAAAATACTATAACGGGGGTACGCTGTGACGCATCCAAGCGTAATAACCAGACTTGATGAATTTTTATAAAAATTAAAAAAATCCAAAATCGGATTGTTCCGGCGTGGCGGATGGTGTATAATGTGACGCGTTTTGAATCCGTTTAGGAAAGGGTTATCGGGATGAGTGCGAAAAGCAAAGCGGTGATGGCAAAGGCGTATGCTCTGGGCGACGACGGCAAGGTGCGGTACATAGGCTTGCGCGAGGTCAGCGCGGAGGGCAGGAGGAGGCTTGCCGCACTCATCGAGGAGCGCAAGGGCAACCCGGAGATACGCCCGATGAGCGACGCGGACATAAGCTCGATGATAGACGGTATCTGGGCAGGCGAACAAAAAGACCGCGCCAAAAGAGGAGCCGCCGTGTCCGTGCGCAAGGGGGCTGCGGTAGCTCATGCGTGAGCGCGTCGTGCAGCATTTCGGCGCGTCCTTCCAGCGCGACATGCATATGGCCGCAAGCGGCGGTCTTGGCAAGCGTCTTTTGGATTTCGCCATCAAGCTGATCGAGCTTGACCTGTTCCCGGCAGACAGGCGCGACCCCGTCCGTTTCACTGAAAGCGGGATGCCCGTGTACCAGTTCGATGTCGGGGGCGGATGGACAATCGAATTCGCCGAGGAGGAGCCTCCCGAAACCAGCTTAACCGTAATCCACCTTCTCGCCCTGCACAAGGGCACTTAAGGCGGCGACGATTTCAGGGAAGGCTCCATGCGCCTTATATTGCATTCATACTGTTATCTAAATAATTCAATACTCTAAACATTTTTAGAGATTTTTATAAAAATTAAAAAAAATTTAGAAACGGGTTTATCTGGGGCGGCGGATGGTGTATAATGTGACACGTTTTGAATCCGTTTAGGAAAGGAGCGAAAATGCAGACCATGACACACCGGGTGAGCGTGTCATTCACGCCCGACATCTCCGCAGCCCTCGGCGACAGGGCGAGGAGGCTTAAAATCCCCCTTGCGCAGACAGTCCGCGAAATAGTCACAGAGGCGGTCGAGCGCGAGGAGGACGAATACTTCGGCCGCCTCGCCGAAGAGCGGATGAAATCGGACACGCAATACTTCACACACGAGGAAGCGTGGGCGCAGCCGTGACGCACACAATCATCTACGGCAAGAGCGTTGTGGAGAATGACATCCCGTCAATCCCGGCGAGAAACAGGGGGCAGATAAAGAGAGCCATAGATGAACGCCTGACCGCCGACCCGCTCGGGATGGGCAAGCCACTGTCAGGGCAGTGGAGGGGATTCCGCCGCCTCCGCGTCGGCGACTGGCGCGTCATCTACCGTGTCGTGGACATGACGGTCTATATCCACGTCATCGGCATCCGCAGGGACGTTTACGACAGATAGAGCCGCCATGGTACGCAAGAGTAAATCAATCCATTACGGGAAAGGGCAGTACCGCCCAGCCCCGAACGGGCGCGGCTTCGACTGCCGCATAACCATCAAGGGAAAGCGCATTTATTCGCGGCAGCCCGACGAACGCGCCGCCCGTGTCTGGCTGGACGCGGCGGACAGCGACACGCCGCTCGCCTGCCCCCTCACACGCGCCCAGATGCTCGACGCGCAGGAGGCGATTGCCAAACTGCCCCCCGACATAACCCTCTCCAAGCTGGCGGACATCTACCTCGAGCGCGAGTCGATAGAGCCAATCACCACCGAGAACGCCGTCGAACGCTTCCTAGACAGCCGAGAGCGGCGCGTCACGGCAGTCACCCTTTCTGGATACAGGTGCATCCTGCGGACGCTTGCCAAGTCATGCCCAGTGATGCTTGCCGACATCACGCCGCGCCATATCGAGGACGCTATTTCACGCTTCAGTAAAGTCCGCCACAACACCATGCTCTCACACGCAAAGGTATTCTTCGGCTATGCCCTAAATGAGGGCTGGCTTTCTGTTTCCCCGGCGGCAAGGCTTAAACGGCTACGCTCGCCAGAGCCTCCAAAAAGCGTTTTCTCCGTTGAGCAAGCGCAAGCACTGCTGCTGTGCGCCGAGCGCATGAAACCGAAACTTGTCCCCTATCTCGCGCTCGGCTTGTTCGCTGGCATACGCCCAGGCGAACTTCAGCGCATGACATCAGCGTCAATCAAGGCAAAGTTTATTATACTCGACGGCAAGGACACCAAGACAGCCGATGCCCGCACCATCCGCATACGCCCTAATCTAGCCCAGTGGCTCAAGTCCTATCCGTTTGACGGCTCTGTAGCGTACCTGTCGCCGAGACGGATTTTAAGGGAAGTTTCCACAGTTAGGGAAGCCGCTGGCATACCCGTTTGGAACAAAGACGTGATGCGCCACAGTTTCGCCACATACGCATACGAACTCGAAAAGGACGCGGCTCTCATAGCCTCCGAAATGGGTCATCATGGGACGGATATTTTCTTCCGCCATTACAGAGCCTTGGCACACCCGGACGAAGGTAAGAAATTCTTTTCAATCACTCCGAAATTGGGAACGAATCGGGAACGATTCGCAAAAACATGAGTAAATTCGATGTTGTACGTAATCCTCATAATCCTTTGGTCGCAGGTTCAAGTCCTGCTGAGCCCACCAACTCGGACTCCGTGGCATATTCACGATGTAAGATACTGTGAATAGAGGAGTTGGAGCGGTTCAAGTAGTCAAGCGTCGAACATTTAGAACAATTGAACCCGCCGAAGGTAACCGTAGTCCTAAGTCCGCCAGCCTTATACGCCTAATATTCCGACACCAGCAGGTGATCGGCAAAGAGGTGGGAGCCACCCTCAAATTTTGTGTACTTGCCTGTCGTTGTGTCGTACAGGTAATACGCCGAAGTCCACGAATCAATCCCGCCATCCTTGAGGAGAATCCAGTACCGGTCGTACATACCGAAAATCCAGCATTCCTTCCATCCGGCCGGGACGTCAAACTTCTTTTCGGTGAGCGCCCCCGTTTCCACGTCGTAGTGGAAATACAGTTCGGGGTGCAGGTCGTTGTAAATCGCGAGTGTCCTGCCCTTGTCAAGCCAAGCGCAGTGCATGCCTAAAAGGGAGAGCCGCGGGACTTCGAACGCGGCGACAGACGTGAATTTTTCGAGGTCGAAGATCTTCATGATGACAGGCCCCTCTCTGCGCTGGACGGGACTGTTCGGGCTGAAGATGACGGCCACGCGTTTAAGGTCGTCGCTCAGGAACAAGTCGTTCACATCCTTACTGGCGTCAAGCATTCTCCGCTGCCGGGTCCTGATGTCATAGACAGACGCTCGTCTTCCGGTTTGCGTCTTGTATTCTTTTTCATGCTCCTCTTTCTCAACCCATTCCAGGAGGAGGATTTCATCATCGGATATCCAGCGATGATACACCAGCAGGTTGGGGTAGGTGTAAACGGTTTTCAGTTCCGGACGGGCGTTGCCATGAAGCGAGATGACGTCGAGGGCGGCCGTGTGATCTCCAGGCGCTCGTCGGATCAGTAGCTTGGACTTGTCCGGGGAGAGGCGCCTGGCGTGTTTCTCCGGGCCAAAATAGACATAAAACGGGAGGTCGATTTTCTCGACAAGTTTCCCTTCCTTGTCCCGCCGTCGGAAGCAAAGCCCCTCC